CACCCCTTGCGGGGTGAGGTACTTACTCTCTCATCAGAGATGATGAGTAAGCTCGATCCGTTTGTTTCGGATCGGAGTGAGGTCGATCGTTTCACACTTATGTGTGAGGCCCGATCAAGAGTAGTGGTTACCTCTGGTCTCTCGGGATCGGGTGACTATGTAATCACATAATCGTCAATCCGAAGGAGACTTAGTATGAGCTTGCCGGCATTTACCAACAAGCCGGGACTCGTGACTCGTACCCAACCGATGGATTTCCATCAGAAGAGCAAGTCAACGGGTATCGATACTTTATCCCAAAAGAATATCTTTATTGGGAGAAGTAACCGATCGTCTGTAACTAAGTCAGGTATCCATACGATTGCTGGGGTTAAGTTTAAACCCCCGACGACTTATCGTCGCTACGTTTCCAGGTGGACTGCAGAGTCTCCTGGAGCGTGGGAAACAATCAACGATTACCTCAGTGGGTACTGGGGTTTCTCGAGTACGGATGCCGATAACGCTGCGATCTATCCCTTTACACTAGATGCGAAAGCGGAGTGGGTCAGTAATGACCAAAACCGTGCTCGCACAGAGTGTTTAGATAAACTTAACGAGGCTAGTGTCTCGTTAGGGGAAGATCTAGCGCAACTTCACCTGACAGTTAGGACGACTGTTAATACCTTTTCTCGTATGGCGAAAGCCTTTGTTGCAGTTAGGCGGAAAGATTTCCGTTTAGCCGCAACCGAGTTAGGATTAACATCGACCAAAGGTCTGGCCGAGAACTTCCTCGAATATCAATTCGGATGGAAGCCATTGGCCCAGGATATCTATCACGGCGTTCAGCTCATCAAGGCCCATCAGGGCCCGTTGGTGATGAAAGCTGTCCGCGAAGTGAAGAATACCTGGTCTGGTAGTAAGCTGAAGGGTAATCCCCCCGGCTCATTTACTAAGAACGTCACCTTTGATGGTAACACACGTAACAAATGCGTGCTTTGGGGTGTCGTCGACGATAACTTCGTCGCGAACGCCAAAACCATCGGTGTCCATGACCCGCTAGAACTTGCATGGGAGTTAATCCCATACTCGTTTGTTATCGATTGGATTCTTCCAGTCGGTAACTTTCTTCTAGCGTTATCAGGTACAGCAGGATTGACATTCCTGGGTGGATATGAGTCTTATGTGGCCTCCGGTAAGTACCGGTTAGAAAGGGGTGCTTGGGATTATACCCATAAAACCGCCTCAGAATGGCATACTGGAGAAGTCTTCGACTTTTACAGGATGGCGTTCTCTGACTGGCCTCTTCCGAGACCATATGTCAAAGATCCATTCCACTCGTATATACACGTTGCAGATGCACTAGCATTGCTTCGTTCACTGAAAGCATAATATATGCCTCAGCTTGCAAACCTGGTCTTAACAGACCGGGCCGCTACTCCTGTCAACCACACTTATACTCCCCGGGACATTGTGTCCGGGGTGGCGGCTGTGGTGGAGTCCACGGGAGTCCCGATCGGCGATAACACGGTAACGTGCTCGCTGACCTCAACTTCATCCGGCCGTAAGAAGGTCGTGTTGAAGGGGACGTTTCCAATCGTCCAGACCCAGACAATCAATGGGATTTCAACCCCAACGGTTGTCAGGACTTCGTATGTGACTTTCGAATTCTCGTTCGATGCTACAAGCACCGAGCAGGAACGGAAGGACGCAGTTGGGTTGATGGCTTCTGCCCTCGACCCTACGAAGACTCTGATTAACGATTGCGTGACGAAGCTGCAAGGAATCTACTAATGAAGCAGAAGAGGTCGACCCATCGCTGGGTCATCTCGATTTGTTTTGTTAGTTCTCTTGCATCAATTGGGACCGGCTCAGCCGGACCTCTTATCATGATTGGAGAACCACATGAAAACGAATCCCAGAGGATCGCGTCTTAAGGACGCAAACTCGGAGATTACCGAGGACCTTACTTCAGTTGTCATCGATGCTGTAGAAAACCTGGATACTAGTAATTTCAAATACGAGTATCTGCAGGAGAGCTTTCTTGATAAATTCGTTTCTATGGACACCGCACCATCAGAGGTGCGACGCCAGAGAGCCATTAATAAATGGCTCGCAACGGAACGTAACAATGAAGCTACTAATGTTCGCCTTCTTACTGTACCCGGGGAGTTTAATATCCTCCCTCGTGTAACGTACGAGGCGTTCATCTCTACAGTTCGGAGATTCATCTCCGATATCATCGGTGAAATGCCACCTTGGGACACCCTTTACGGGGGGTTCAGTGGTGGTGCTTCTACGAGTAGGCGGCGTACAGAGAGTCATCCGGCTCTCAAGTACCTCGGCAAAGCAGACGTTACAACGCGCGCCCTTTGTTACTTCTCAGAAGTAATATCTGGGAGTGCATTGTGGTCGTCGTTCCGCGATCCTCAACCAGATGACGGGCATTTGCCCTTATCTTGGTTAGAGGTTGTGGACGGCAACGTCTTGTTCACTGTTCCGAAGAACCATGACATCGATCGTTGCGCTTGCAAGGAACCCGATGGCAACATGTACCTACAACGAGGCTTAGGACGTGAAATCCGTGCCTCTCTCAGACGTAAAGGAGTAAATCTCAATGATCAGAGCCATAATCGAGCATTAGCTCGACGCGGAAGTCTGACCGGCGAGATTGCTACTGTGGATTTATCCTCAGCTAGCGACTCTGTGTCTCGAGAACTTGTGTTTCAGCTTCTGCCGATTCACTGGTTTGTAGCCTTAGACTCTGTTCGGAGTCTAAGAACTTGGATCCCCCTTCCAAACGGGGATTCATTTGTACATGATAATGAGATGTTTAGCTCTATGGGCAATGGCTTTACTTTCGAGTTAGAGTCATTGCTATTTTACTGCATTTCACGTGCGGTATGTTATCATAGAGGCATCTCAGGCATCGTCTCTGTTTATGGTGACGATATAATCGTCCCTTCTGAGGCCACTTTAGACGTTTTACATGTTCTCTCCTTTCTGGGTTTTGAGCCTAATAAGCTCAAAACGTTCTGGACTGGAGCGTTCAGAGAATCGTGCGGTGGTCACTACTATAACGGTAGCGATGTAACCCCGTTCTATCTGCGAAAGCCGATTACAAATCTCCTAGATGTGATCCACATTGCGAACGCCGTTCGTAAGTGGAGTCAACTAGGAGAGCAAACTATCCTTGATGAGGTTCTTGAACCTCTATGGATAGAACTTGCTTCTCGGGTACCCGTAGATCTTTGGGGTGGTCACGATCTTAACTTCAAGGGGCAACTTGTCTCTGACAAAGTCCCTAACAGGCGACCTAAGCGGCTGATTCCTTTAAAGAATCAAAAGTCGACCGGCCCTGGAGGTTATTTGAACTGGCTCGATATTAAAGGGAACACACGTGATGTCGAAATACCCGAGAGGGTTATCGAGGCACTCGGAACGATTGAAACGTCGGTACGAGTGCTTGATACACACATTTACCGTAAGGTGAATGCTGTGACTCATCATGTGTATGGTGGCCCGGGCGCGTTGTTCCTTCATGAACTTGAAGGGTACTAACGTCCGAGTATGACGATCCGTGAGGGTCGTCGTTCTGCCAAGAAATTCCTGGCAGATGGGTGAGTTCAGGT